CAGATGAATCTGCATATCAATCTTATAAACCTTATAGAGCACTAAGACGTTAATGGCAAGTGTTACACAAAAGATACCTAGTTACGTATTAGGTATGTCTACACAACCCGATGAAAAAAAAGTTCCGGGTCAAGTAGTAGACTTAGTTAATGGCGTTCCTGATGTTGTAAGACAACTTATTAAACGTCCGGGAAGTCAATTAATCAGTACAATAACTCCATCTACAGCAGCTAATGCAAAATGGTTTAATATATATACAGATGATTCAGAACAATATATAGGTCAAGCTGCAGCTGACGGTACAGTTACTATATGGAGATGTAGTGATGGAGCAGTTATACCGGTTGATTATGCGAATGTAGCAGGTACTAACAAAGCTACTTACTTAGACAACACCGCATTGTCAGATGAAAAGTCTTCTGACATACAGGTAATGACAATTAATGAAACTACATTCTTTTGTAATAGAAGAAAAAATGTAGCAATGTTAACAGATGCTTCAAAAAAATCTCCTCCTCAATTAAATGAAGCGTTTATATCTTTAGATACTATATCTTATGGTAAGCAATATGCTTTAGATATTTATGATCCTACAAGTAATGCTACTACTAGCCACACAAGAGCGACAGGATTGACAGTTGCTACTGTTGATGATTCTTCAGACTATAGTGGTACCAGTAATGGTGACTGTAAAGGAGCAGGTAGAGAAGTTGTAAATGTTAACACAGGTACAGCTATCGGATCTACTTCACCTCCTAATGCTAGTTCAGGTGGTAAGAGTAATCTTAGGTATGAAATAGATACTCGTTGCACACCTCAACCTACTGGTACAGTTGATGATAGTTATACATATCACGACACATATCAATCTTATGTAAAATTACAATTTGGTGGAGAAGGGTGGACAACAAATGATACACATCAACATACATCAGCAAAAGGTGTAACAACTACAGCTACTGTTAAAAGTCATGTAACTGTAATATCTCGAGCTAATGTTGCTATGGTACGTCCGGCTCCTACATCATCTAGTGCAGATGAACATGTATCTTCTGGAGGTATATTAGGAGATTTAAAAACAGCTTTAGATGCTATAAGTGGACATGGTATTACCGCTACTATTTCTGGTAATGGTATTCATTTATACAGAGCTACTCCATTTGGCGTTACTTCACCTGAAAAACAATTAATGACTGTTACTACAACAGAAGCTAATAATATAGCTGACTTACCTCGTGTATGTCGTCACGGTTATACAGTACGTATTGTTAATAGTGGTGAAGATATGGATGATTACTACCTTCGATTTCAAGCTGAAGGTGTATCAGCAGATATAATACAGCAAGGTACATATGCTAGAGCAGGATCTACTATAACTGTCACTTCTGCTGGACATGGATTTAGTAATGGTGATCAAGTTATATTAGATGTAACAAGTGGTAATGGGAGTGATGGATATTATACAGTAGCTAACGTAGCAACTAATACATTTGAAGTTACAGATGCATCCTCAGGTACAACTAGCGGTAATGTTACAATTCATCCAGTTCGCTACGGAGAGGGCGTGTGGGAAGAGGTAGCAGCTCCCGGGATAACAACTACCTTCGATAACGATACAATGCCTCTGAGCCTCACTAGAGTGCTTCCGGGGACATTTTCTATAAATGGAGGTGGTGCTACATCTTATCCTAATGGTGCATTCCAATTTAATTATCCAGATTGGGGTAAACGTGATGTAGGTGATGATGTAACAAACCCTGAACCATCGTTTGTAGGATATCCAATTCAAAAGATGTTGTTCTTTAGAAATAGAATAGCTTTGCTTAGTGCAGAAAATGTTATATTATCTAGAGTAAATGACTTCTATAATTTTTGGGTAAAAACTGCAATGGCAATTTCTAATGCAGACCCTATTGATTTACAATCTAGTTCGACATTTCCTACTAAATTATTTGATGCTGTCGAAACAGCAAATGGTTTAGTTATATTTAGTGCTAGTGAACAGTTCTTACTGAGTTCTGGAGCGGAAGCTTTACTTACTCCTGAAACAGCTAAGATAACATATGTATCATCCTATGCATTCAACTCTGACAGCAACCCTGTGTCTTTAGGAATTACTATAGGATTTTTAAACAGTACAGCTAGGGAAGCTAGGTTCTATGAAGTTGCAAATGTTTCAACACGAAATGAACCTGATGTTATGGAACAAAGTAAAATTATTGCAGAATTATTTCCTCAAAATTTAACCAATGTTACAGCATCAACTGAAAACCAATTATTATTATTTGCAGTAGATAGTACATTACATACAGCAACTAATGAAGTATGGGGTTATAAATGGTATGAAGCCGGAGATCAACGTGCTCAATCAGCATGGTTTAGATGGACATTACCTAATAATGTAATCTATCATACTATTATGGATGATAAATATTATGCTATATTAAATACTGGTTCTACATATACACTAGAACAATTTGACATAAAATTATCTTCGGCTACTCCGATGATAGGTTCTCCGCCAGATGAAAATCGTGTTCATTTAGATACGAAAAAAACAATAGCATCTGGAGATATGACTTATAATAGTGCTACGGATGTGACAACGTTTACATTAGGTGCAGGATTTTATAGCTCTCGTACACTCACAGCTTACTGTATAACTGATAGTGACGCAGCTGGTAAGAGTTATGATATTCCATCATCTGCTATTACAGGTACAGCTCCTAACGAAACAGTTACTTTACCCGGAAATTGGAAGACATCCACCGAAGCTGGTGCGTCTACAAGTTCTGTAAATACAGATTTAATTGTTGGGTATGAGTATGAATTTGAAGTTGAGTTACCTAAAGTATATGTAACTAGAGCTGAAGGTGAAAAGACTAGATCTGAAACCAGAGGGTCTCTTGTTATACATAGAATGAACTTTGACTTTGGAGATGTAGGAGTATTAGATATAACATTACAACGTAAAGGAAGAGCTGATTATACATATACAGTTGAATCAAAAGAATGGAATAATATTAATGCTAGTACTGCTGCAATAGCACCAGAATACAGGCATACAATTCCAGTATATGATAGAAACACTAATTTAAGTGTATTTATAAAATCCAATCATCCTTCACCAGCAACACTTCATTCAATGAACTGGGAAGGAGATTACTCACCAAGATATTATCAACGTGTCTAAATACATTCACCCAATTACAATGGAGGCTGCCGTCGAGGTTGCCTCTAATCTTCGTGCAGATGACTATAGAGAAGTATGGGAAGGTCATGGCCATTTCCCACGCTGGTATATACCATTTGCTGCTTTTAATGGAGACACAGTTTACTTTAACGTGCCTAACGGCAAGACTGCCGGATTAGCCGGTGTACAGGAAGGTGGTAAAATTTGGATGTTATGTACCCCAGCTATACATGACTACCCACTCACCTTTGCACGAGAAGCTAAACGATTTATAGAAAGTAGAGAAGAGAAACTCCTTTGGAACATTGTAGATAAACGGAATACCGCTCATCTAAAACTTCTAAAGTTTCTAGGATTTAAGTTCTTACGGGAACTTGAACATGGTCCTAACAAATTAACCTTTATAGAATTTTGCCGTGTGCGAACCAGTAACAATGATATCAACCGGTCTATCAATGGCCGGTCAGGTAGCTCAACATCAAGCAGAAAGTAGTGCAGTAGCAGGTAGAAACCGTGCTAAATTACGTAACTTTGAAGAACAAAACAGATTGTATGATCGAGAAGTAATGCTTGATCGTGCTCAATATCGTAATGATATGCAGCTTGAAGATGTCAAACAAGATGATATCTATAGAGCTATGGTAGATCAATGGACTCAACAAGATGTAAAACTCAATCAATTATTTGCAGATGCAGATATGAAAATTGAGGAGTCTGTAAGAAAGATGTATCAAAATGAATATGCAGGTACACAAACAGGTGCAACTGCAGCTAGATTAGCAGGTAAAAGTGCTAAAGAAATGGGACAAGAAAAATCTCAGATATTGCACAAGCTAATGATGGCTGAAGAAGAAACAACAATAAGTAAAGATATATCAAGAGAAGAAGGAGCAGGTAAATCTCGTGATACATATGAAGCAATTAGATTTGCACCTATACATGGACCAACACCATTGGCTCCAGAGTTAGAAGCCAAACCAAGTTCAGCTAGTTTACTTTTAGGATTAGCAGGTACTGCAGTTGGTGGTTATTCAGATCATCGAGATTGGTTATCAACTGATGCTGGTGAAGCGTGGAAAGCAAGTAGGAGTTAATTATGTCATCATCATACGATAGAAACATCGACCGTCTTAGGTCAGCTGAACGTAGTAATGCTCAAACAGCTATGTCTCAACGTACCAACATGGCTCAAAGAATGGGTGATCGTGGTATTAGAGAAACAGAAAAAATAAATAAAGAGTTAACTAAATTTTCTTCTACTCTTAAAGATATGAGAGATAGGCATATTCAAGAAAGTGTAGAACGAGGAAGATTAGATGCTATAGAACAATCAAATATTAACTCTAAGAAATTAGTAGAATTACAAAATGAATTATCTACTTTAACAGAAATTGATACTAGATATCACGAAATTAAAAATGAAATGATAAAACTGTCAGGTCCAGATATTTATCCGGAAGCTGACCGTATAGCTCATCTTTCTCCTTTAGAACAAGTAGGTTTTCAAAAAGAAAAATTACGTACATTTAACAATACGTATGCTGATAAATTAGAGTATGCAATGGCTAATAGTGAAGAAGCTATTAAAATCCAAAACATGACTTTTACACCTAAGCAGTTGCATGACAATAATATACACGGTTTACCTTTTAAAGAAGCTGCTTTAAACATTGTATCAGATAAAATAAAGAAAGCTGCAGGTTTAGATAAGTTTTCTCCAGAATTATTAGAATTAGCTGGGGTTAATAGTACTATACAAAAGGCAAAAGAAACTATTACAGCTAAATATAGACAAAGATATAACATAGAATCATCATCTAGAACTAGAACTAAAGCTAAATTAGAATGGGATACTTCGGCTAAAAAGGGTGAAAATATTCATCATTTCTTAATTAAAAATGGTGCTACTGTAGATGCAAATAACAAATGGTTAAACAATGCTGGTGCGTGGAAAATCTTTGATTCTACTCTTGTTAACGAAGCAGTAGCTTTAGGCAATTTAAATCATATTGATAATATTTTAAATCAAGAAATTCCTCCTGTTTTAGCAAAGCAATTAGGTGTAACAAAAGGTACTACTTTTGCTGAACATTGGGGTAATAAAATACCTACGTTAAGATCTGCAGCTAAAAAGAAAATTGTTGATGCTAGAAATGCTGAAAAGAATTTTATAGATTCAGAAAAAACTGCATTAAATAATAAATATAAAACCATAATAAGAAATCTTCCAAATGGGGAATTATTAAATGGACAGGAAATTGAAGCAATTAAACAAGACTATAATAGAATAGGAGAAGTTCCTCCTGACTTTATAGTTAAATATGAAACTGCTTCTTTAAGAAATGAAAGACTAGATAAAGACTCCATTAAAAATCTAATGGCTAGTCAAGATGGTGCTATTTACCACGATCAATTAGATGAATTTCATCCTTTAGCAGCACTAGAATATAGAGATGAAGCAGATAAACATGAAGCAGCATTAAAGAAAACTTACAATGTTGAAGGTTTAATTAAAGCTGAATTAAATGAAACATGGTCAGATGCTGGTATTAAACAAAATGAAAAGAAACCTATTTGGGAATTTGCATTAGCTGAAGCAAACGCAGCATATAATAAGAATTTTAACAGGTTAATTAGGATGGGATATCCTCCTGATCAAGCAAACAGATTAGCATTACACGCTAAAATTGGTGAAATTAAAAATAAACAAGGTGAACCAGTAACTGATTTTGAAGGAGTAGTAGCTCATTTAAATAGAACTGGTGTTAAAAATGATTACACTAGGTATGGAGAAGAAGCTAACGCTAGTTTAAAAGATGCAGAAATAATGGTTTCAAAAATAGCGGAAGGTAAAAAATTTATGATTGATAATCCTGCTGCTATATTAAATAATGTTATTGGTGGAAAATATGGGCAAAACCATCTCAATACTATAAAACAAAATATGAATATTTATGGTACATGGAAAGGTATTAGAATGTCTAAAGAAGCTTTACTGTATTATGAAGGATTAGCTAGAGGTAAACGTAAATTAAGTGGTTTTAATCTTATAGATGCACAGTTAAAAGCCGACGGACATCCCGGTATTTGGCCTGATCGTAAAGATACAAGTGAAAATGATTTTACAAACCAAGCTTTTAATATATGGGCACCTGCAAGTTATGAAGGATCATTTACCTCTTATAATGAACTTATGAATAATCAAGAGGATCTCTATACCTATCAAGAGGGTACCACATCAGTATGGAATTTACAAGAAAATATAAACCCTATTTTAATTGATAATCTTGAATTAAGTGAAAATTTATTTGGAGAAAATAATTAATGGACTCAATGAAATTTAGTCCGGGAGATCTTGGAGCAGCTCATGCAGATGATACCGTCAATATAGAAGGGTATGATCAAAGTATAGATGCAATTAGAGCTAAGTATCCTGATGAAACTAAAACAGATGAACAACAAAAACTAGAAGATTTATTTGATCCAGATTCTGAAATTAATCAAGGTTTATTAGAAAATCTAAATACTTTTGATTCAGAGTTAGCCGATAATTTACAAATTTCTGAAGATATAAATCTTGAAAATATGCCTAAGTTGTTTGATTCAAATATAGGAAAGGAAGTTTCTATAGAAGAACAACCAACAACAAACGAATTAGGTAGATACACCGAACGAGAAGAAATAGGTTTTAACTTAAATGCTAATGGTCGTCAATTAGATGACAGAGAACAAGATATTGCAAAACGACTTAGAAATTATAACCTTGAAGAAACTAGGGATGCATTTAATGAGATTAATGCTGATGCTACTTTAACTGAAATTTTTGATACTAATGGTGATGGAGCATTTACATATGCTGATATGTTTGATACTCATCGTTGGAATAATGGTAAAGGTATTACAAAAGAACAAGATATTGAATATACTCGAAGATGGTTAGAAGCTGTAGATAATAAAACTTTTACTGCACGTTGGAGTAGATTTGGTCAAAACCTATTTGCTAATAAAACTAAATTTATAGCTGACGGACGTCGTGCAAGGTTAGCTCCTATTGATGATGTATTCAATATGGATGATAATGTCATGGCTGGTGTTATCGAATCATTAGGAGGTACATTAAATCTTCCTGAAGCTGCATTACATTGGGCAAGTGGTGGTAAATTTGGAACAGTTGAAGGCAAAAGATTTGGAGATAAATATTTAGGACATAAGAATCCTCAATCTATGATGTACCTTATGGCAACTCCTGCTAAAAGGCATTGGTCTGATGGTATGTGGCATGAAGTAGGATATTGGGGATTTGAAGCTGCTATGTTGTTTGCTACTTATGGTACAACTACTAAAGCAACTGCAGGTAAAGCAATGTTAAAATTACCTAAAGGTAAACGACTTGCGATCGCTGCTAATAAATTTTTTACAATTAATCCTACTACTAAGACTGCTACACGTACTATAACTAAAAAAGGTATAGTAACAACATGGAGTAATCCTAGTAGTAATTTAGCTAAATTTAAAAATTTAGGACTTTCGTTTACAAAAGCAGGATATTTAGAAGTTTCTAAAGGTGCATTTACAAGAGATTTAAACTATGCTACATTAGTAGGTTTATATAATGAAGATAACTTTGTTAAAGGTATTGTAGATAAATATCCTGATACATGGATTTTTGGATCTCAAATGCAAATGGCAATTGAATCTCCTATTGGTAAACGAATGTCATATTATGTAGATGAAGCTAGTTGGGATTCAGCATTTGCTGGTGGTTTATTTGGAATATTTAGATATGGTCCTAAAGCTGGTAAACAAACTCTCAAATGGGGTTGGAAAACTTTAGAACCTATGAGAACAAGTATCTCTAAATTTGAATGGTCTGCCAGTCCTTTTGCTCAAAAAAATGGTAAAGACTTTTGGAAAATTAGACAACAAAAAAGTACTGATTTAACTAAAGCTGGAGAAGTACAATTATCTAAAAATATTGATCCATCTAATCCTTTTAATGATGGTGATTCTAACATAGCTCAACATAATACCCAAGGTAGATATAAGAATATTGATAGTAATGCTAATCCGGGAGAAGGTATAGTTCCAACTAGATCTAATCCACGCCAAATTATTAATGATATGGATGAAATTGATGGTGCAGCATTTACAAAATCAGGTAATACAGATGCTATATTAGATCCTACTGATTTAACTATTGCAGCTAGACATGGTGTAAATGGTCCAGTTTATAAAAAACTTACGGAATCATTTGTAACTGATGAAACTTTTGCTAAACAATTACAATCATTAGACCCATTAAAAAGGAATGTAGGAGAATATGGAGAAGGAACTCTAAAACGTATACAAGAAATTATTAGTAGAGATGCAGGTGGTGAAGATTTCAAAAACTTCTGGCCTAAAGAGTTAACAGATATGCCACTTAAAATTGGTAATCTAAAAGATTTAGATGAACAATGGAGTTATGTTGCGGAAAATATTTTTGTAGCAGATGCTATAAATTCTTCTCTTTTAACTCAATTAAGAAATTTAGCTGGTGCAACTAGCGAGATGATTGGAAAACAAGACATCTTTACTGTTGATGGTCCTATGTCTAGAATTTCTAATAACTTGGCTGCTGGTATAGCAAACGTTAAGCAAACAAGACTTAGGTGGACTTTGCTTGGTGAACGTATGAGAGAAGCTGGAGGATTTAGTCCTCAGTTAGTTAAAGAAGTAGAAGGCATTGTATCTTCTAGACTTGACGATTTACATACTGAAGCTACAGATGGTGTGCGTTTAATGTTTGATATGTTAAAGAAATCTGATTCACCAGAATTAGTTGAAGCAGTATTGGATGTATTTAAAGTATCTAATAAAATTCATAACTGGAAAGATTTTGACGCATGGATGAGGCAAAAAATTAGTGGTGGTGAATTTGATGGTACAGTTAAAACTGGAGCATTAATTCAAGAACTACAAGGAGTTATGGTTAATAGTATTTTAAGTGGTCCTAAAACTCCATTAAGAGCTATTTTAGGTACAGCATCAAATTCTTATTTAAACGCTATTAATGAATATGTAGGTGCTGTAATTAAATCTCCTTTTTCAGATCAAACCTTAGCTAAAAAAGCATCATTTGCTAAACTTAAAGGTATGGTAGAATTGTTACCAGAAGCTTGGACAGTTTTTCGTGAAAGTTGGAATAGTAAATTTGAAGCAGATTTTGCTAATATTAGAACTAGATATTCAGAAGCACCTACAAGAAATGATCATAACTGGAATTTATTTAGGGAATGGACAGAAAAAAATGGTACTACTGGAGATAAAGCTGCTCTTTATTTATTGAATACTGCCAGAACATTAAATAATAATAAATTATTTAGTTGGTCTCCAAGAGCTTTAGCTGCAACTGACGATACTTTTAAATGGTTAATGGCTAGAGCTAGGTCTAAAGAAGTAGCGTTACGTAATGTGTTAGAAGAAACAGGTAACGATTGGAATAAATTAACACCAGATTTATTAAAGAAAGCTGAAGATACACA